TATTTTATGACAATAGATAGTGATAATACATTTAATCAGATAGTAGACAGTCAATATAATAGATAGGAGATATATGGCAGAAATAGAATACAAGGGAGTAAAAGTAGGTGGCTCAAAGCTACTACTTATAGTTCCATTATTAGGTACACTTATTGGTGGCCTATGGGGAGGCTTTGAAGTGTATCAACGATACATCACAATGGAAAAAAAGATTAATTCATTTGTAAGCCCTGACCTTTCTGACTATGATAAAAGAATAGATTTAGTACAACAAGAAGTAACTATGTTACAAGGTGAACTGTCTATGATATTAGATGAAGTAAACCTAGTGGCTGATGTTGCAAAAGAATTGAAGAACGACCTTAAAGGGGATGTACGCAGAATTGAGAGTATTGTGGAAGATGTCGAGACACGAGTTAAAGAAGACTCTAGAACTAACGAAAGAGAATTAAAAGAATTAGTTAAATCAATAGAAGAAGATATGGCTAATCTTGAAGAAGAAATACAGGAAACTATACAAAAAACTTTAGCTAATCCGTTAGCAGGGATGAAATAATGAAAATAGATTTAAAAATAATATTACCATACATAGTTATTATAGCTAGTTTAGCTATGACATGGGGTATGTGGTCTGAAAGATTAGAGGCTGTAGAAAAGAAAGCAGATGCAGTCGCACAAATGCAACAAGATATAGCTATTATAAAAGAAAAGATAGTGTGGATGGAAGCATATTTAATTAAAGGGAGTAATAATTAATGGCAACGTATAAATCATTTGCAGATTTAACTGAACAACAAAAACAACAGTTTGGTGATGAAGATTCTTATAAAAAATTTATGGATGATAATATTACTGAAACACAACCAGTAACAACTACTACACAATCAACACAACCACCACTAACTGACCCATCACAATTTGCACAAGCACAAGTCGGTGCTGCAGTTAGACAACCAACACTTCCTCAAGGTGGAGCCGTTCTACCTAATCTTGCGTTACAATCCGTAACACCTAATCAATTACAAACAACACCCGGTTTAACAGGAACAGTGGCAGCAGCTACTCCCACAGCTACACCTGCTCCTATGATACAGGGTGCAACAGTTCCTAGTGCAGCACAAGTTACACAGGCCCCAGTTCCTGCAGCTAATACTTATGACTATACTGCAACAACCACAGCCGGACAACTTCCACAAGCTACAGCAGCACAAGGGACAGTAACACAACCCATGGTAGCAGCACAAGAAGATATAACTGCTTTACCACCAGAAGCTACTGTACAAGGACAATTAGCTAACATATCACAATCAATTACAGATGCAGTTAATCAAGGTACAGCTTTACCTGCATTTGCACAAGGGGCCAAAAGATTAGTAGACTCAGCAATGCAACAAAGAGGACTAGGTGCTTCTAGTATTGCAGCAGAAGCTTTAGCACAAGGGATTATATCAGCTTCTATTCCGATTGCACAACAAGACGCAGCTACCTATAAAGATGCAATATTTGCAAACTTAAATAATAGACAACAAGCTGCATTGACAAATGCTAATGCTTATCTACAAATGGATATGGCAAACTTAAATAATAATCAACAAACAAGTTTAGCTAATTTACAAATAAGACAACAATCTTTATTCTCAGACCAAGCTGCACAAAATGCGGCATCGCAGTTTAATTCTCAGAGTCAAGCACAGACTGACCAATTCTTTTCTAATTTAAATACTTCTGTTAGAACAGCTAATGCTCAAAGAACAGATGCCATGAATCAATATGCAATAGCAGAACAAAATAAAATATCTGCACAAAATGCACAAAATCAAATAGCAGTAGATGAAGCAGATGCACAAAGAGAAGCAGCTATCAATCAATTCAATACTCAGCTACAAGACCAAAGACAAAGATTTAATGTAGAAAATCAAAGAGTAATTGACCAATCAAATGTGTTATGGAGAAGACAAGTTAACACTGCAAACACTGCAGCTATAAATGCCGCTAATCAAACAGATGCACAAAACTTATTACAGATATCTAACTTTGCACTATCATCATTATGGCAACAATGGAGAGATGAAGCATCGTGGGTAAACACAGCATCGGAAAATAATAAAAATAGACAACACAATGTTGCTATGGCTGCATTAGATAGAGAAACAACAATGGCTTTATATGATGAAGAAAGTAAAGCACAGTTTAATACTTTCTTAGGTAGTATAGGTTTAGATATATTTGAGTCAATATTAACAGGAGATAATTAATGGATATAGGAACAGTATTAAATTTAGTAGGTACAGCTAAAAGTTTTTTAGGCGGAGGCTCTGATGGTGGACAACAAAGAGAACAAAGGTCTTTGTTAGATATTTATTCTGACGTAAAAACTAGAAAGTATGATATAGATTTAACTCAAGAACAAATTGCTCCTCCGGGAAAAGTACAAGGAATACAACAAATAGATTATGCAAGTACAAGACAGTTCTGGGATAATCTTTTAAGAGAGTACACAAGGAAATAATATGGCAATAAGAGAAACAAATCCATTTGACGCACCTGTACCGGGTCAGTCATTAACAGATACACCTAAAAATTATCCATGGGAACACGCACCACAGTATGCTACAGTAGAAGACGCATCTATGCAAGTATGGGAAGGTCTACACAAAGAAGAAACTATGGAAAAAGTTATTGTGTTATTAGATGCAGGATTAACCGTAGAAGAGATAACTAAAGTAATTGTGTTTGCAGGTTTTGTAGAAGGTAAATTTACACCTGATGTAGGATTATTACTAACACCTATTGTTGCAAAAATGATAATGGCTATTGGTAAAAACGCAGGTATAGAAAAAATAAATATTAATGTACCAAAACAAAATGATACAAAAGAATTAATTAAAACAGTAATAAAAGCTACCCCTAAAGAAGTAGATGAGAAAAAAGAAATAGAGGAAGATACACCTGATACAGGTTTAATGGGTAAACCTAAGAAGGAGGAAAAATAATGGGATTATTAAGTTCAAGAACTTTTAGACAAATTGCATTAGGTGCTGCAGGAAGATACCAAGAAAAAAGACAAACTATGAGAGATAGAATTGATGAGTATCGAGAAAGAGCATTAACACAAAAAGAAAAAATACAAGAAAAGTATAATGAATTTTATGATGAAGAAAAAGATAAAGTAAATAATTTTAAATTTGTAGCTACAAAAGTTGGACAATCTTATCTTCCACAACTTAATAGTTTTGCAAATGCCGGTGGTGATTTAGTGTCTCTTAATAATATGGGTATTGATGATATCAGAAGAACTTTAGATAACTATAAACCTATAGAAGATAGTTATGTAGGCGGTAGCAAAGAAAGATTAAAGCTTAAATCAAATGAATTAAATCAAAACTTGCAGGACCAAGTTGGATTATTTAAAGGCACATCTACTTTGTTTACAAGAGACTTAGAAGAACGAGGTATGAAAGATATTCAAGCTACAGTAGGAACTATTGATACAGGAAAACCTATTGACACTAGAGTTAGTGTAGGTGAAGGTATGAGAAGTGGTACGTTTGTAGGACAAAGTAAAATATCTGCAAACATAGATTACTTTTATAATACTTTACAGACACCTAAAGTAGATGCTGCAGACAGACCCGTGTTAGACGCAGATGGAAATCAAGTGTATACTGTGGCAGCAGGTCAGCAAGATACTATTAATATGATAAATCAACAAGCACAAACACTTTTAGATAATGGTTTTGAAGGAAGTTTAGACCAAGCAATAGGAAATGTTATTGAAAAAATGAATAATCAAGATTATGATTTACCTCTGTTAACAACAGCAGTAGAGGGTTCTCCTATTGATGTAAAAATAACTAATGCATATAATGAAGCTAAAAATCAAAACAATACAACTTTTATGCAAGAATTAATAGATATGCTTAAAGAAAGAGGATTAGTATCTAAAGCAGATAATCTTCAACAAGAATTAGATGATTTTATCACTCAAAAAACAGATGAGCCAGAACCTGAAACAGAAACTACTACAACTACAACACAACCTACAGAGGATGTACCCGGAACTAAAGTAGAAAGACAAGGTAAAGGTGCAAAAATAGTTACAGAGGATTATATATCGCCTGAACAAAAAGATATTAACAGTAAAGTAGAAGTGACAGAAGAATTTATTAAACAAGTTATGGAAAAAAATAATGTTAATAGAAATAAAGCCATAGATATTTTAAAGATGTATGGTTATACTAAATTTCCACAAACAGAAAAAACGAAAAGCCCACCATTTTTAAAAGGTAAAAAGTAAACATGAGCCTAGAAAGACTTAATGCTATTGAGTCAGAGTTAGGTATAAAAAAAGAACAACCTTCTCTACCTCAACAAAGTAGTATTCCCACATCAATAGACACTACTATATCCCCATCAAAACCTAAATCTAGACTTGATGAAATAGAACAAGAATTATTTCAAACTAAAATCACAGACTCAATCCCCCAAAACCCCACATTTAAAGATAATTTTGTTAACGATATGGACCCCTCTAGTCCTCCAGAGGTTAACAATAAATATGCATATGCTTTTAAATTAGGTCTTGCCGATACCTTTAGAGGTGTAAAACAAATGGCAGGTAGAGATAAAGAAGAAATGAAAGCAGAGCAGCAGAAGCTTAATGAGTTAATGCGTGGTGAAGACGGTGGATTAGTTACTTTAGCATATTTTGGAGGTGCATTACTAGACCCTGCAAGTTGGTTAATACCTTTTGGTAAAGCTAAAACACTTTATACAATGGGTAAATACGGAGTAGTATCAGGGGCCATAGCAGGTGCTACAGGATATGTAGATGATGAGTCTATTATAGATACAAGAGGTAAACAACTTTTAGCAGGTGCTGTAGGTGGTGGTATAGTTGCTCCTGCAATCGGAGGTTTAAGGAATCTTGGTGTAAAAATTACAGGTAAAGGTGAAGTAACTCCTGTAGGATTTAAAAGAGCAAACTTAACTCCGGCAGAAACTATAGGAAGAGGCGGAACCACAGTACAAGTAAAAGGTAAAGCTATTGAAGAAGATTTAAGTGAAGGTAAAATATATTCAGAAGGTGAAAGAACTTTAGGTGTAAGGCCCGAAGGAGAAATTGGTAAAGAACCTAAATCTGTATTTGATACACTAGTAGATATATTTAGAGGAAGAGATACAAGAGTGCCTTTTCCTAAAACAAAAAAAGTTTTAGATGCTCCTAAACAAGGTGAGTTATCTGCAAAACCTCATTTCTTTATTAATAAAATATTAAAAGGTTATGAAGAAAACTATGGTAAAAGATTTTTGAAAGTAGCAACCACAGGAGAAGGAGGTACATCTATTGCAGGTGGACTAATAGGATTTAACATTGACCCTGAAGCACCTGTCTTTGACGTTAATGCTCCTTTGAGTTCTAGACTTGGCAGAGCATTTTTAGGTGCAGCCGGAGGTTACTTAGGTGTTACTGCATTAAAAAAGAAAAAAATAAAAACTGTTTATGGAAAAGATACTGACGAACCTGTAGAAATAACAGAGTCTCTTGCAGAAGTATTAGGTAGACAGATTATAGATAAGTATGGTCTAACAAAAGATTATAAAAAATTACTACAAAAATATGATGGTACTAAAAATGATATAGCTTCTGCTTTTGTTCGTATTGCAAAACAAATGCAAAAACTTTCAAAAGATGAAAGAAAAATTTTATATAATATGTTAGAAGGAGATATTAAAAATGATATACCTTCAGATAAATTAAAAGAATTAAGTAAGATGGCTAGAGACCTGATAACAGATACAGGCCAGATGTACGTAGATTTAGGTCTGTTAGCACCTAAGACTTTTAAAGAAAATAAAAACAGATACTTAGGAAGATTATATAGAGGCAAAGAAGAAGATATACCTATTGAACTAAAAAAGATTGGTGATGATTTAAAACCTAGAGGAACACTTCATGAAGTAACAGTGGGAGATTGGTTTATGACTTACAAAAATCAAAAACCAACTGTTAATGATATTGTAGACCCAGACCATAAAGGTTGGGAATTACTAGGTGACTTTGAAGAAATAGGTGGACAGTTATATCAAGTTACTAAAAGACAAAAACCTACAGTGACAGATGAAAGGTTAGGTAAAAAAGGAAAAGTAGTTGGAAAAAAATTATTAAAAAGAGATGAAATGATTCCTATCCGTTGGCAACTAACAAAAGAACAAAGACTAGCCAAAGGTGAAATAGAAGACGCAGCAATTTCTATGGAATATACAGGTATCTTAATGGCTCAAACTGTAGCAAAGTATCAGTTTTATGCAGATGTTGCTGCTCAATTTGCAGAAGAAGCAGGGGGTAGAACAGCACAGCAAATGTTAGCTTTACCTCAAAGATATAGAAAGATACCAGAAAATAAAATATCAGGTACTGTATCTAAAAAGTACGGAGCATTAGCAGGTAAGTATGTTCCTGAAAATGTTTATAAAGATATCATGGGTACAAGAAGATATCAAGAAAAATCTTCTAATGCAGTTTATGCAAAATATAAAAAGTTAAATAGTTTATGGAAAGTTTCTAAGACTGCATGGAATCCAACAGTGCATGTTAATAATGTGTTTGGTAATATTGTATTAAGTGATTTAGCAGATGTACCTATTAGAACTTTACCTAAAGCATTTAGAGCATTAAGAACTCATGGTAAAGAAGGACATCGTTCTGAAATAGTTTTACTAGCAATTAAACATGGTGTATTTGATGCAGATTTTGTTAATAAAGAAATTAGAAATTTTAAAGAAGGTGAATTAGCAGGTATCTATAAATCAAAAGCCAATGCCGATGAATGGGATAATGCTGTAAACATATCTGATAAAATTTATAGTAAAATTAGAAATAATTCTATTACAAGTAAATTAGAAGATTGGTATAGAATAGAAGACCATGTATTTAGATTAAATGCTTTCATGCATAGAATGAAGTTAGGTGATTCTGCAGAGGATGCTGCTTTATTTGCTAGAAGACAGTTTATAGATTATGATATTGATGCACCTTTAATTAATCATTTAAGAAATACGGCTACACCTTTCTTATCTTTTACTTATAGAATAATTCCTTTGTTAGCTGAATCAGCAATACTTAGACCTACAAAATATGCAAAGTATATAGCTGCAGGATATAGTTTAAATAAATTAGAAGAGATATATGGTGGTGAAGATGCTAAAGTAGAAAGAGCTTTACTACCAGATTATGAAGCAGGTAATATTTTGGACATGCCTTTTATGCCTAAAAAAGTAATTAGAATATCTGGTAAGTCAGAAGACGGAACATCTAAATATTTAAACATTAGTAGATTTTATCCGGGTGGTGACATATTAAGTTTTGAAGGTGACAATGTTGTTCCTTTAATTCCAGAACCTTTACAACCTTCTTTTGGTATTGGTGGAGATTTTTTATTTTCTATGATTGGATATGATATATTTAGAAAACAAAAAGAATTTGGTAGGGGTGGTGGAACTGCTCTTGAAGAAACAACAAAAGCTTTAGGTAGTTTTGGTAAAAAGTTAATACCTAACTTCCCTTTCTTACCGGGTTCTTATTCTACAAAAAGATTAGAAAGAGCAAGAGCAGGAGATGTATCTAAATTTAGAGAACCTCAAACTGAATTAGAAGCTTTACTAACTTCGTTTGGATTTAAAGTAAGTAATAAAAGTATTAGAACTTTAGGTGCAAGTCAAAGGTTAGAATATGAAAGACAAGTGAGAGTACAAAAGAGTAAACTCAATCAATTAAAAAATCAAGTAGCCACAAATCAAATAAGTATGGCTGATTATGATAGACAAGTAGGAAAAGTATTAGCTAAAATAAATAAACTAACAAAAAAGTTTGTTGGTAGATTTGATGGCATAGACCCTTATGCTATGACTTTTAATTTTGATATGACAAAGTTTATGGGTAGAGGGGATAAGGCAACAAAACCTGATAAGGATTATGATTAAGGAGGATAAATAATGTTTGGTGGATTACCAGTAGAAATGATTACAATGCTAGGCTCTAGTGTACTCGGTGGAGTTATGTCCATTTGGGCACAGAGTATTAAAGCAAAACAAGAAGAGCAAAAGATGTTATTAGCAAGAGCAGAAACTCAAATGTCTTTTATAGAAAAAGCAAGAACTTATGAAAATAAAGGATTCCAATTTACAAGAAGAATAATTGCATTGACTGCAGTTTTTTTTATTATAGCATGGCCCAAGTTAGTGCCGGTGTTATTCAATACTCCAGTGATATTGACATGGACAGAATTTACTCAAGGATTCTTATTCTTGATAGAAAAGAAAGAAGTATTGATGGACAAAGAGTTCTTAGGTTTAGTGATAACACCACTAGATACACATCTAATGTCTGCTATTGTGGGACTGTACTTTGGTGGAAGCTTGGTGAAGAAGTAATGGCTGATAGTTTATTAAATTTACAAGATTCTTTAGCTGAAACAATAAAAGAAAATGAAGGAGGATTAGTTTTAGAACCTTACAAATTAGAATACACAACGAGAGATGGAACCACTGTAAAAGAAAACGTATATACTGTAGGTTATGGAACACAAATAACAGACAAAGAATATAATGATTACATTAAACTAAATGAAGAACAAAAAATAAATTTTGTTAACAAAAAGTTTACTGAAAAATATGAACAGGCAAAAATTGATGCTAATACTTATATGCAATCATACGGTATTACAAATGCCCCACAAAATGTAAAAAATGTTATAGTTGAAATGGCTTATAACATGGGTAGAGGTAGTGCAAAAAATAAGAAAGGATTGATGAGTTTTAAAGGATTTGCTTCTGCAATAAAAAAAGGTGACTTTGAAAGAGCAGCAAATGAGTTAAGGTATATTGACCCTAATGTTCCTGAAAAAGGTGAAACTAATTATTACAAGCAAATAGGACCTAAGGGTGACCAAAAAGAAGAAGATAGTAGAATTGGCAAACTAATACAAGGTTTAACTACGATAACTCAAACTAATAAAAAATCTTTAGCAGCAGATTTAGCTGCAAGAAGAGCAGGTGTTAGTTAATACAATCCGTTAACAAACCTAGTTAACTTCTTATTAAGTTCATCCATTTCATGTCTTGAATAATTAATTAATGAACAGAGGTTATTAGTATACTGATACTCGGGGAACTCCCTGTCCATTATAAATTTAAATTGTTGTGGTTGTATAAAGTTGTAGTCTAATTGTATGTCACTATCTCGATTGAGATTGACGGAGTAGTTAAGTAAGTTATT